CTGGATACGGTTTTCACAAGGGGCACAAGGCCCCCGGATTACCTAACCAACCACACCGAAGACCGGACGAACCCCACGAGAGTTCGACGCGGCGTTGCAGGCCGTAACGCCATTGCCGTTCACAAATGCGAAATACGTCCCAAAAACGACGTCTCTCAGCCACTGATTCTGCCTGTGGGGATTTATGAATCTCGGATAAATCCGCATTAAAGCCAACTGTGTCTTATTGATTGTATAACGATACGGAACAGTTGTACCGTTTCCGGCCGGGGTATGCACATAAGCCCCATACATCATGATCTCGTTGGGTAATTCCACCTTAGAATCGTACCAGGCTCCCGCAGAAGGGTATCCGTTGCTTACGGCATTCACCAGAAGTTCTCTGTGGTTCAGAATATTTGCAGCACCAAAGGCCGCATTCACCAGGGTTTTTGCATTCTCCAGATTTGTTGTATACATCTTAGAGCCGGCATAGCCTCCGGTGGTAATATTCGTCTCGTTCATCTGGGCGTTGTATAATACGGCATCCGGCATGATCACCAGATGAGGTGTCGTGCAGGAAGTATCACCGCAGTTCAGCCAGTAATTGATGTCAACAATTCTCCATATGTTATCACCGACAGTCCAGTAATCACCGACAAAGAATCCCTTGAATGTTCCGGCCTTGATCTCGGCTTTCTGCGCCGCAGTCAGAGCAGGCCCCAGGTTTTTTCCCCTGAAAATATTTCTCCGCATTTCAACGGTTGCAAATTCATCAAGAACCGCAAATAACACGTCGTTGGACGCAATCGCCTTATTTCCGGTCGCCGTCCCGACAAGAATCTTATCGTTAGCTGATAATGCATTGATCTGAGGCAGTTCGGAAAGATTGACTCCGGACATAAACTGCTCCGAATCAAGCAGGCCGATCAGTGCCTTTGCCAGATCCCCAGCCAGGATTCCCTTTGTGCCGCTTTCCCCGTCAAGCAGAAAAACATTGTCGGTTGAAAGTTTCTGCACTTTCTCATAATCTACGATTTTCATATCGCTCCTCCTCGTTAAAATCATTTGGTTACAAATATAACTCTGGCATCAATCGGATTTCCGCTGCTGTCCAGAATAAGTTCACTTGAATGGGTGCGGCCGGTCACTGCGTCAATATCGCTGTCAAGAACGTCTTTATTTGAAGAATCCTGTACAGCGCCATATGTTCTGTATCCGCTGTCATAAAGCTGGTGGTATACCGCATACTCCGTTGAAAGGACTTCGGAGAATACTTCCAAAACCTTCGTTCTATTTTGAAGCTCCAGAATCTCCTTCGCCATATTAGCGGCAACGTCACTTGAAAGCATTGCCTGCAGGTTCTGAAACCAGCTTACAAAATCTGTCTGGCTCTGATCCCTCCAATCCGCCATTTCAGCAGTATATCCGTTGGTATACCCATAAAACCACTGTTCCCATTGCTGCTTCCAGAAAACATTCGTGCGCTCCATATCTATCGTTTGGGACTGAAACCAATCCGTCCATTGTTTTTCCCATGCAAGATATGCCTCCTGGATCTCCGTTGTCTGCGCCAAAAACCAAGTTGCCCACTGTTCTTTCCAGAAAATATTGGTATGTTCCATGTCGGCCACTTGTCTGGCGTAATATTCCTCCCACTGATCGCCCCACTGCGCAATGAGGTCGTCAATGCTGATGGTGTCAATAATTCCAGTGACAAATGGTGTCGCCGAAGTACCCACCATATTCGTGATATTGGACTGCCGGATTTCTGTAACGCCGGACCCAACATATATGTACGCCAGCGGATACTGGTGAACTGCACTCGTATTGACCATTAGAGGTCTTGCAGGATTAGTAGCCGGCGTTCCTTTTATCACTTTGATTGTATTTTCGCGGACGCTTTCCTCCGCATTTACTTCCAAAATAATGGCGTCAATTCTGTTAAGGATTATCTCCGATAACGGAACCTCAATCGGGAGCAAGGAGTCGTTCAGAGTCCATGTATGATTGAACCAGGCCCGTCCCACCCCAACTGTAACCATCATTCCGGAATTTGACTTTACGACCATGTGATCGCCGATTGACATATAAATGCCATCGCTGATAATTCCATCAAAAATACTTGATATCTGTATTGAATTGTATCGGCGGTCATGGTTCTTCGCATTGTAAAATCCATACGTTACACTCATCTGCAGAACCTCCTATTCCACTACGCTGAAAGTCGGGTATGTTTCATAACCTGTCGTGTCCTGTGCCCTGACGATTTCAATCACCCGAACTTTTGATTCTATTCCATACTCGTTTACAATCTGAACGATATCCCCTTTATAAAAATCCTTTCCATAAACAAACGTCTGCGTAGACTCCACCTGCCCCTCGAACGACTTGGTAAGCTGATACTCAGAAAGTTTTTCTTTTCCTCTTTGGTCCAACTGGGCATTGTATTCTCCATCTGACAATTTTCCGTCCTGTGTTTCAGACTGTATATCTCTGGCGTCCGTATAAATCTCTCTCCGGTTTAAGTCTTTCCCAGTTCCAACAATCCGTGTGCGCCTTGTTGAACCTGCATCTTCCCCTGCTACCAAAGTCACATTTTTCAACGTTTTCTTTGACTCCAGATAATTGCTGTTAATGATATTTTCAAACTTAGGAGAAAATACAACATAAGGATTGACTGATTGATCATAAGAACGGTCCGCTCCGGAATAAAGACTAAATACAAACTGATTCTGCTCATTGAGTATGATCTGAAATCCAAGATTATAGGCTTTGCAAATGGTTTCTATGGTTTCGTACAGATTGTCCCCGGTATACTGAGCCCGTATCGTCAGACCCGTTATATATGGATCTTTTGATTCCTGGAATACAAACCCTGCAATCTTCCGATCTGCAATAACCGGAGAAATAACATTTTCGGTAATCAGCTTTTTAATCCCATTTTGAAGATTTCCGTTAAGCACTGTTTGCTGCCAGACAATGCGCCGGTCCAGAATAGATTCCAGGGAACGTCCAGATATTGTCAAATGTCCTCCGGTCTCCACTTCCGTCCCGATCTGAACTTCCTCCACAATCATCACCTGATCTGAATCCTTCAGCCAGGCATAATAGTCCTGCTTCACTGTTTTCATAAGTTCAGCATTTGCTGGTGTATAAATCTCAAAGTCTCCAAAACCATGATACCTCTCAGTCCAGATCAGAGACTCGAAAGCATCGATTAGACAGACCTGCTGAAACTTTTCGTCCATAATCAATACTTCCATAATCTATACTCCTTCATATATGATTCTGTTTTCAATCTTAAACTGCAGGTTTTCTGAACCGTATTCCGCCACATAGGCAAAAATATTATCGCCTTTTGACAGCTGGAACCAGTCCGAACCTTTGTCCAGGCAGTTGAGGATATTGGTATAACGGCCTGTTCTAAGCAGCCGGATTGATTTCTCTCCCCGGACGGTTGTGATGATGATGTCATCACCGGATATGATTCCTGAACCAGTAAGAGCTTCCAGCTTATCCGTATCGATCCGCATTACTTCCCTGGTCCCGGTATTGTAAATTGTAATGTTCCTTGCTTCTCCAATAGCGTGGATTGTGATAGTTACTCCGATCTCCGCATCCCCGTCATAATAGACTGAACGCTCCGTCTGATTTTCTATAGAGCCGAATTCAATCAAGTCCTCATCAAGGGAATTATTATCAAACTCAAACTCAAAAAGGGGTTCCACGCCATAGAAAATAGTTACGTTATTTCCATTTTCCCCGGCCGAATAAAAATACGGGTCCGGGCATACGATAGAGATCTGACTGGACTCCTGCTCGCTGAAAATATTTGGCTCGTTGGATTCAACATACCCCTTTGTCCTGACAATCCGATTATCCGTCTCCACAAGGAAATCCAGAAACTTCTTAATCGGAAAATACTTGTACGTTGTCTGCCTTGCGTCCTCAATCCTTGGCGCTTCGGTAAAATATAACTGCATGACGATGTTTCGCTCTTCGAGCCTTGCCGAGTTATATAGCGAACCATCATTTGTCGCCAGATTTGTGGTATTGATATCGGCCTTAGCGGGACCAAGACCTTCTATGCTTTTGATGAGCAAACCATGTTCGGGGTCATCATCGGCAAGGTTAATCTTGATCCATTCGCCAAGGTAATTTGTTACTGTTACTGATTTGATCATGTGCTACTCACCGCTCCCTTCATCGCCGCAAACTGGTTCTTAGTCTGCCGGTAGATATCTTTCCGGGACAGAGCTTTCGGCGAGTAGTTATTCTGCACGAAACTGTATGTATTCGATGCAGGCTGTTGATAGTTTCCTGAAGCATTATCAGCGGCAACAGAACTAATTTTATTGTCCCTTGCGGCCGACAGAGCTTTATTATAGGAAGCCGACATATTCAACCCCTTTGTGAACAGGGAATTGATTTCGCTGACTCCATTTTGAACATTTGTCATATCCAGAACCGGCCTGATAGTCGGCTCCGTGTCCATCTCTCTGTTTACGATATCCGAAATATGACGGATGGCAGATTTCATTGAATCGATTGTTTCTCTGCCAAGCTCCGTACCGGCATCGCCAACACGTCTTAAGTACGCCCGGATGCCATTGATCATTCCCAAATCAACATTCTCGCCGATCTTAAAGAAAACCTTCGATGGAGAATGTTCATCAAGTTCCTTTTTAGCCTCCCGGACAGCTCTTTTCGCAGCATCAATCGCCGCATCTGCAATCTCATTGATTTTGCTTCTGATTCCATCTGCTAATCCTTGAGCTGCGTTTGCACCAACCCCTTTCAAATCATCGGCCGAAAGATTGTTTCTGAATGCATTCATAGTGGCGCTGCATACTGCCCTAGCCGCTTCTTCCGCTGTACTTTGCTTGCTTTTGATTCCGTTCACCAAAGCCTGAACAAGCCCCTCTCCAAGTGTCTGGAACGTGGCTGTCGGTAATTCGGTCCTGAATTTTGCGACAAGCGCAACACAAAGGTTTCTTGCCGTTGCCAGCAGTAATTCCCTTTTAGCATTCATTCCATTGATGATAGCCTGGATTACATTTTGGCCGATTGTGTTGAATGTAGCGCTGGGAAGTGAAGTCCTGAATTGCTGCACCAATGCCGTACAATGATTCCTTGCTGTACTCAACAAAAGAGCTCTCTTAGCATTCAGACCATTGATAAGTCCCTGCATAACATTCGTTTGCCCAATGGTATTGAACGTGGCGCTTGGTAATCCAGCCTGCATCGTTTGTATCAAGGTCACACACATACCACTTATAGCAGCTACTGCCAATGGTTTCTGCGTGTTGATTCCATTGATTAAACCAGTGCCAAGACTCTGTCCAGCAGTAGTCCCAGATGCGGTCAGAGTGCCGACCTGCGCCTGCATTGTTGATGTGACTGTTGTTAATAAAGCCGTCACTCCCTGCTGTACTTTCTCATTGGCATTTGTGAAAGCCTGAATAAATCCGTCGATGCCGTTGTTCCCCATGGTTGTTAAATCACTTGCAAACCGTGTAAATCCAGACGTATCCACTCCAGATATGCCGTTCGCCATGTCCACAAGTTTCCCAAGCTCCACTATCACGGCATCAAGAAGTGCTGTGTCGATGCCAGCGATCGAATTGTAATATCCAGCAAACGATTGTCCAAACTTTTCCAGACTTTGGCCGAATGCTCCAATATCGTTATCACCTGTAAACCAGCTCACAAGACCACCTGTATTCGGCAGATTATTCGCCAATTCACTGAGAGCTTTCGCCGCATTGGCCGATGCCGTGACCACAGTAGGCTGCACGTTGGCTACATCCTGTGCATACTTGGCTATGTGAGGACCAAACTTCTCCAGTTCCTCACCAAACTCTGAAAGGGTGTTATCGCCCATAATCAATGCTGCTAAACCACCAGAATTAGGCAAGGTTGATGCCATATCCGATAGTACCTGCGCAGCCTGAGCAGAAGCCTTCACTGCCGCCGGATCTACACCATTAACATCCTTAGCATACTTGCTGATGTGCGGGCCGAACTTCTCCAGTTCCTCACCAAATGCCGAGAGCGTATTATCGCCCATAATTTTAGCGGCCAATCCTCCTGAATTTGGAAGTGTCGCCGCCATGTCAGCCATCATTTGTGCTGCTTCCGCTGAAGCTTTCACCGCAGCAGAATCCAGCCCTTTCACCTGATCCCCATATCTTTTAATATAAGGACCAAACTTCTCCAGTTCTGCCCCAAAATCAGACAGATTATTTTCTCCGAATATCTTTCCGGCAAGCCCTCCACTATTAGGCAGTTTTGATGCCATCTCAGCCAGAGCAAGTGCCGCATTAGAAGAAGCGGTTATCACTTCCGGGTTGATACCGGCAATCTCATCAGAGTATCTCTTAAAATATGGCCCGAATTCAGCCAGTTCCTCGCCAAACTTCACAAGGCTGGTTCCTCCGGTAAACCATTTAGTCAGTCCGTCCAAAATATTAGCTGCCGTCAAGAGCAGAATCGTCTGCGCAAGAGCGTTGACCCCCTGCAGCATAGCAGGATCGATCTTTTTTGCTCCTTCGATAAATCCTTGGGCGTTAGTCATAAAATCAGTCAGGTCCTGACCAATCTGCGGGAACTGTGCCGAAATACCGCCAAGGAATCCCCCGACAATACCACCGATAAATTTCCCGATAGCCGTACCTACACCCTGTAGTAAATCTCCTCCTTCCCCTACCAGCCACTTCAATCCCGGCAACTGAGCAAATGCACCGACAGCGGCCAAAACCAGCGACATTTCGGCAATCACCACTCCCATACCAAGAACGCCCGCCATAGCCCCGGGTATCAGCCCCGCAACGGCAGAAAGCGCAAGCATAATAGCCGAAAGCAAACCGATACCAACAATGCCTTCCAAAAGAACGTTGGTGTCAATCCCTTTCAAGGCATCCACAACACCCTTAAAGAACGCACCGATCAGGTTCACAGCTGCTTTAATCAATTCTGGAAGCCTCGCCGCAATCGCGTTGATGACCCCAATCAGGAAGTCCATCAGGTAAGTCACTATGTTAGGTCCATGCTCCGCTAAGGATTTCAGTACCTCCTCGATCAATGTAAGTACGCCCTCCGCAATCGGTGGAGCGCATTCGACTATGACATCCACTATCGCAAGGACAATCGCTTTCACCGCCCCGGCAATAGCCGTAGCACTGTTTGCAATAATCCCGAGCACGCCGACAATCAGAATTTCTAAGGCGGCCACCAATGCTGTTACTCCAGCCACGCCGGAAACAGCCAGAGAAGCCAGCCCCGCTGAAAATGCCAAAATGCCCACGCCGCAAGCCGCAACCGCCACCCCGAGCAATGCTAACGCCCCGGATAAACCAAGGATTGCAGGAACCATGGGACCGAGCACCGCCCCGGCAATACCCAAAACTGTAAATGCTCCGGCCAGAGCCAAAAGACCTTTTCCAATCTCTTCCAAACTCATTGCTCCAAGGGACTTCAAGACCGGAGTAAAGACAGCAAGCGCCGCTGACATGACTAGCATTGCCGATGCTCCTCCAAGGGTTCCTTTCATAGCATTGAGCGCTACTGCCAGAATCGTCATGGAACCGGCGAGAACAACCATGCCCTTTCCGATTTCTTCCCATTTCATCCCGCCGGCATCCTGGATGACACTACCGATGATTTTAAGCGCGGCGGCAACTTCAAGCAGTCCCAGTCCGATGCCGACCATATTTTTAGGCATAAGTTTCGTAGCAACTGCTACAGCAGCCAGCGCCCCTCCTATACCAATCAGGCCTTTTTCTATCTGCTTAATGGGCAGCGAGCCGATTTCCTTGATTGCTTTTCCGAATATCAGCATAGCTGCTCCAACAACGGTCAGAGCTGTCGCACTGGAAAGAATATGTTTCGCTTTTCCAGCAATTACCGAAAATACAGCTACTTCGGCAAGGATGGCTCCCACGCCAATCAGCCCCTGCTTGATAATCTCTATATTCATGCTTCCGAAACCGGAAACGGACTTCTCCAAGATCAGAAGTGCCGCTGATAATTCGATGATTGCAAGTCCCTGTGTCGCTTTGAAATTTCCAAACTTTGAAGCAACCATGAATGCGGCAAGCTCCGCCATGAGTACGCCGACACCAACAAGCCCTTTTGTCAGCTTATCTGTATCTAGCGCTCCCAGTTTCCCGACAGCATTTGCCAGGATATTAATTGCTTCGGCAAACAGTATCATTGAGACCGCACTTGTCTTTATCTTCCCGCCCCATTTTGAAAGTGCCAAGGAAGCCGCCACCATCTCTCCGATCAGAACTGTTATACCGACAAGAGCTCCGGCCAATTTATCCGAATCGATACTCGCAATCTTCTTAAGAGCTGACGCAAGCACAAGAATAGCAGCTGACATTTCAATCATCGCCATCCCAAACTTATTCAGACCTTTCTTCCCGCTCAATGTTTTATCAAACAACGCCATAGATGCGGCCAATTCGGCAAAGAGGATGCTGATAGAAGCTAATGCCCCTCCCAGTTTATCCGAATCGATCAATGACAACACCAAAAGTGAACCGGCAAGAACCGCAATGGAACCGGCAATCTTCATCAGTATATCCGCTTTCAGACTTGCCTGGAAATCCGCAAGGGTTTCTTTTGCTCCATTGATAGCACCCTTGAATCCCTCTATAATACCAGTAAACCCGCCAATAGCATCATCAGCAGTGCTTTCTAATCCAGTAAGGTTCTTGATGAATTTCATGATGCCTACACCAATACCGGTGACAATACCCCCGTTCAATAGGTCAATCAGCGAATCAAATCCTTCGCCGCGCAATGCTTTCATAATTCCGTCAATTACTTTTCCGAGAGCATCGACAATGATTCCACCCAGATTCGCCAGAACAGGAGCAGACGCCTTGAATGCGTCAACCAATTTTCCCATCGCTTCCTTTGCGACTTCACCTATTTTTTTGAACGGCTCGATTCTTGCTTTTAGCTTATCTGCCACGCTCATAAGTCCCGATGTGTCCGGGACATTGAAGTGTGTTTCTGCAAATTTCTTGATTGCCACAACAGCACCGTCAATATGTTCTTTTACCGATTTGAGAATCGGGCTGACCTTGTCGTGAAATTTCTGTATTGCCTGGTTAAAAACATCGCTCTTCTTCGCCGCCTGGTCCAGGGATACAAGCCATTCCCCGATTTTTCCGGTTACGCTCAAAACCCCTGAGCCGAGACTTCCAATCCCTTTTGTCATCGGAAATACCGCTTTAACGAGCGCTCCGATTCCCTGCTTCACAAGATCCAAAACTGCAAACAGACCCTTAAAAGTATTTTTCAGGTTTTTGGAATCTTTATCGCTTAACTTCAAATGCGATGTAAACTCTTTTAGACCTTTAGTCAGGTTCATAAGCTGTTCCGATGTAGTTGCCGGGAAAATTTCTCGGAACGCCTCACCAACCGGTTTGACTACACTCATCAGGCCACTGAATGCATTTTGAACAGACTCGATGAGAGCTTGCCTCCCGCCCAAATCTTTCCAACCCTGGAGCATATCATTCCTGGCTTTCGATGATTGGTCGATGAATCCGCCGACAACCTGACTGACAGCGGTCCATAATACTTTGGCCTCTTCCAAATCGCCAAATAAAATCTCAAATGTCTGCGCCCATCCGGAACCTGCTGCTTCTTTCAGCGTATCCATCAGCTGGCTGAACGTTTTCACATCCTGCGCCGAGTCAAACGCTTTCTGCCCAAGCTCCTCAATAGCCTTGATCTGTTCTTCGGTATATCCGATGCCCCGGAGTTTTTCCTCATATGCCTTCTTCTCCGCAGCGGTCATTTCCCGCACATCCGTTGCATAATTACCCAACGTCTGCACAAGAACATCTGTAGTCATCCATTGCGAGGAAAGAGAATCATTAAACATGCTCGTTGCTGTGAACAAGTCAGATATCTTCCCCTGCGCATCCGTTGTTGTTGACTGATATTTATCGCCGACTTTAACAACGGTACCCATCGCAACAGCTGTATCAAGCAACGACTGTTTGAACTCTACGGTCGCCATGTTAGCGTTTTCAATAGATTTCCAGTCTATCAGCTTGACCGCTCCTGAAGATAACGCCTGGGCAAAATTGTACATAGCCCTTGAAGCTTCGTTCGCATTTGCTCCTGAAACCGCCGCTTCATTGCTGATACCCTTAATCGCCTTTACCGCATCATCAAGAGAAACTCCTGCATTTGTAAATTTTCCAATGCTCGAAGTCATATCAGAAAACGAATAAATGGTTTTATCTGAATAGGTATTCAGTTCTTCAAGGTAGCCATTTACTGTCTTGATATCCGCCCCCGTACTTGCCATGATGGTTTGCACGGACCCCATTTTGAGTTCATACTCTGCAAATCCCTGATGGATCGGTTCGAGAGTAAACGAATCCACGAGCTTCTTTCCGGCGTTGACCACCGAGTTTGTGATATTCGCCAACGCTGTGATTGCGACCACTTCAAGCGCCGAGAACCGGCTCTTAACAGTTTCCACTGCACTGCTCAGCCCTGATATGTTAATCCCTTTTACCGCTTTATCAACATCTTCGAGACCCTTTGCCGCTCCGTCGAGCTTCAGGGAATGTTTAAGCTTGTCGAGCGTACCCATAGTAGTCTGTACGCCCTTCTCGAACTGCTGATTGTCAAACCGCATCTCGACAATGCGTTTTTCTACAGACTTACTCATAGATTCGTTACCTCCCTCCAAGCTTCATTTGCCATCTTATCGAAAATTGGCTGTATGGCCGGATTGATGTAATCTCTTCCTGCCACGTATCCGCCACCTTTTGTTCCATGCCCATACTGTAAAATGATTGCAATATTCACACCGTTGCTTATATTGGAATTGGTGAATGCGATTGTTGTTTCTTTTCCGTTATGGGTTATCTCATAGTCCCAGGAAGCAGCTGTCAAACCACTATCCTTTGGCGTTGCAGAGGCGAGAGCCGCAACCCCCGCCTGCCCATAACGCTCCAGCACGTTGAGATAATCCAGCTTCAAAAGAGAATTAAAAAACTTCTCCGTTTTGGAGAAGTCACCTTTATGCCGGAACGTTATGCCGCTCATGATCTACACCCTTTCTGTAATATCCAAAGAAATCCATCCGTCTCTGTCATCCGCATAGGACTTCAAAAGCCCCCATCCAGAATCCGATCCCTCCCCGGGCTGTACCTCTACAATCGTAAAGACTCCGATTCCAGTGTACTTCCCTGTCTTGGAATGATTAGTTCCCGGACCCTTTCTGATGTTCAGATAGGAAGTATTTACCCTTACCAAAAACGGTTCAAAAGAACCTGCCGATGAATATAAAGTCCGTCCGTTTTCATCGAACACGCTATAGCCAGGGTTCTCATCCGCACATGCCTTTGCATATTCCATAACCTTAAATGCCCCTTTCTGAGAGGCAGCATCGTCCCATGTCTTTCGCACCCGATACCACACTTCGGGTTCAGGCTGTTCGGCAGGCGATGTTCCTTCTGTTACAGAAAGGATGCTGTTAAGGATAGTTAAGATTTTCCCTCCATATCCGCCACCGGCTGCCCATCCGGCCCCCTGCGGGTTCTCCTGCTGCCCAAGCCATTCCACATACTTTGCGCATCCACGCTTAACATACTGGAATCGGGAATCGATGCAATCGCCGTTCAATGGCTCCATCGAAGCATAGGCTTTCAAATGCTGAATCTGCGCACGGATTCCCATCTGCGGCGTGTCAAAGGAATTTCCTTTCATACCGTTGGCAGTCACTCCCATGCCACAGAAATTGTTCTGGTCAAGAGTCACCGCCGATCCGGAAAATCCGAAATTGCCCGTTTCCAGACACGACTGGGCAAACGCAACATCCCCACGGACACCCTCCGCTTGTCCCTCGGATAAATAGAACGGAATCATGTCAACCACAGATTGTGGCACATCCGGGTTCTTCCCTTTGATATAGGAAACCATCTGCTCAGCTGTCGCCAATGCAGCTCCCATAATCTTGGTTCCGTCCTCTACGGTTTCCGAAACTGCAGCGCCCATCGCATCTTTTACCGCTTTACGGAAACCGTCCATTGTATATCCGGTTCCGAGCTGTGACCACAGATGTTCCGGGTCTCCATGATTTGAAGCAATCCCCCGGTCATGGCCTTCCTTATGGGAAATCACCACCCCATCCGCCAACGGGTCAAGACCAAACTTTTTGCAGAGCATGGCGAATAGTACCACGGCAGCCTCATAGGTACGCTTTGCCACGGCTTTGGCGGCATTCGGATCAGCGCAGGTAAAGTTTGCACCGCCCGTATACTTGATGCAGGCCGGCTCACACATCTCTACGCCGATATGGCTGTTGTTCCCGCTCCCTTTGGAGCCGCTTCCACAATGCCATCCCCGATGATCCCAGGGCAGTGTCTGGTATACGGTTCCGTCATTTCCGTCGATGAACCCGTGGACACAGGAATTGTTGTGAGACGGACTGTTCCAACTGTTGATGAAAGCTGATGCTTTTGGCTGTGGACAGCCTACGGAGTGAAGCATCAGGCCGGTTACTTTGATTTTCTTTCCTGCCGTATAGCAGGGATTCCGACTTAAAATAGATTCCACCAATTTCATAACCTATTTCCTCCCTTTTGATTTGTATGCTTTTCTTCTGGCGGCATTTATCGCTGCATGCCTCTTGACAATCTCTTTTTGGGAAAGTTTCTCCGGCGGCGCATTCTTCACATTACAGACTCGTATCAATGTAAGAAGTCTGTTCAGATGCCATTTCTGGCATTCAAACGGAATGTTTAGTGCAATCATCCAGTAATAAATCAGCTCCGCCGTAACAACTTCTTGGCTGAAAGTCTTTTTTTCTTCTTTCGAGAACCACGTTGCAGTCATCGAATCGTCAATGTAATCAGAAACCTGACCCATTATTTCATTGGTAATAAAACCATAGACTGATGGGTCAACATTCTGCGTCAATGTCATGCAGCGTATATAGTCCACCGTTTCCTCCACCGTTTTATCCCCTTTGCCAAGAAACGGCTTATGCCATTTGGATTCCCATTTTGAAAGGGAGACCAGAGAATGCTCAAGCTGCAGAGTTGTTCCTTTGGTACTGACGAATTCCTCTTTCCCCTCATCCCATAATTCCTGACCAGGTATCGTGATTTTAAGCATTTCTCCAATCGCCCTCCTTCATGGACTTAAGCGGTAGGCGGAGTGACCCCTGCTATGGGTGCCTGGCCGGGAAGCGCGGTAATGTTCTGCCCAGCCTTAGCTTTTGTTTTAGGCATAATGCCGTTGACGAACTCCGCAGCCTTATTCGCATCGTGGGCCAGTTCCATGAAGATGTCAGAATATGCAATGGTGGAAGCGAATTCCTCGCGAATCTTATCGTTCTTAACGAACTGTCTGCCGTCCAGGCTCTTTACACCATAGGCCATGATCACGATCTTCTTGAAATACTCGATAATCTGTTTCTGGTCATCCTCCTTGATGATCTTCTCCAGCAACTGGGACAACCCGCCGTTCATGGAATATTCAAGCTCCGTCAGCTCGGCCTCCGTCAGGTTGAAATAAAAATCCTCCGTCCTCTGCTGGCCATCGAAATCATAGTAGGTATGGGTTTTCTTTAACATAGTTTCTTTCTCCTTTCATTTTTGCGCAAAAAAAACGGAGCCGCGCTTCATATGTCCAAAAGCAGCCCCGTTATGCATGTTCCGTTATTCAGTTTGTTGTTACGGTCTTAACCTGCCTCATTGAAGAACCGAATCACCTCGTCCGGCAGAGGCAGCCGTGCCTCGACAGGTTCCGATGTCATCTCATAGTAGGTTTTGGCACTGTCAAAAGTCGTATCGGAAGTTTCGGCATACTCGCCGTCCACCAGCTCATAATATTTCTTTCCAGAGCTGAAATCGGTATCGGTAGTTACAGAAAATTCGCCGTCCTTTCCATAAAGGATTTCCTCAAATGCCACCAGCTTCTCCGGGTCGACCCTTGTGGAATCAATCTGTAAATGTGCTGTCGGTTTGTAGACCTTTCCAGTCTTCGGATTGATCATGTTAATCACTACCGGTGTGGTGGACACTGACCAGCTGAGCTGAACAGCCTCCGGGCTCTCATTCACGGTATTGCGGGCTCTCTCCGACGGTGCCGCTTTCCCGTTGTACACCAGATGGATCTTATAACCGTAGTCCGTGTCATCCACATCGTTGCCAATCAGAGTCCGATAAGATAATCCAAACATCTTTCTTGTCTGCTGACCGATATTTACTCCGGGGGCCACTTCCGCTGAACCGTCGCATTCATCGAATTCCACGGGAGAGAAGTATGCCTCGATGGTCGCCGCAAACTTCTCAGCGGAAACCAGATTCAGGTATTCAATGTTATCCGCATACTGCGGTGTCGACTCTGCCCCGGAAGGGCTCTCATTTACATTAATCAGACCGTCCCAGGCTACGCCTTTCGGATAAGATGCTTTTACGGCGGGGTAAAGAACGCCATGATCCACGCCAGTTTCATAGAGACGCTTACCGACTTCGTCCCACTTAATTTTACTCATGAATTGCTACCTCCTTAAAAATATAGTGTGAAGACATCGTGATTGAGATTATCCGCCTCGAAATGGGTGTCAAGCTTGCAATATCCCAATTCCAGCAGCTTGCCAGGAATCTCGGAATCCGGGTCTTCGTCGATGTATGTTACCGTATACTGATTATGTTTACGGTATATCTTGTTGTTTGCTGAGTCGGCACGAATGCCGCTCCGTTCATATACGATACATGGATAGTCGAGGCTCTTCGACTCAGGGGGCTGAAAATATACGTTGCAACTTCCAAGAATCCCCTCAAACAGCTCCTGTAGCTTTTCCCTCGGTTTTGCCACCGTTATACACACCCCCTATCGTCAATATCAGCCTGGGGTACTGGACTTCCACTCTTGTGATCTTCCATTTCACCCCCATAAACTCAACGTACCGCATGGAGTGAAAATTCTGCCTGGCATATGGATCGGCTACGATGCTGATTTCATTGGCAATATTGAGATTGTCATTTACCTGCCCGGCAGATTCATACTGGCGTGAGTTCCGAATCAAATCCCCGAAGTATGGCTTTTCGGTTATCTTTGGTCTCCATACACCCGGCTTTGTTTCCACCGTCTCAGCGTAGCCGATTTTTCCATAAAACTTTGCCATTTTGAATTTCTCCTCCGATTTTTATCCCTGCTCCTCTATCAACTCTTCGATAACGATAGCGGACTTGATTCTGGTGAGCTGGCCGGACTTACGAGTCTCCAGTAAAGACTGAAGCTTATTAAACTTGATATCGAAGTCCGTGAAGTGAGTTACATCGCCGCCCTTGGAAGCGCCGTAACCATAATCAGCCATGTTTACGCAGATTGCAAGGAGCTTATGCTTCTTGTTGTCGGCATCGGTACGGATCTTATCCTCGAACTGAGTTACCTCATAGATGTTGGCAACTCCCAAAGCTGCAGCCAGTTCGGTATCCGTTTCATAGATACGGCGGCCATTGCGATCCCGCGCAAGGATCATCGTATTGTGCATATCAGTAGTGATATACAGATCGGGCTTACCGGTACCACGGAAACCTTTGCGGGCCATACGTAAAGCTGTGACCATTGCTTCGGCATAAATGAAGCTCTCGCCAAAGTAATCTGCTGCATTGTTCCCCTGAAGCTCCTTAGCCATAGCGGCAAAATCAATGTCCTTATGGATGGTATAAAGCTCATCATCCACCCAGACAGGCCGAATGTGTTCCGGGAAGATCTTTTCCGGATCGCTGTCAGGACGGTTATCGCCCAGCATTGTAGCAACAGCCAGGGTTTCCTTCAGCGAAATCTGATCGATGCCGTACTGGAACTGAACATAATCGAAATCCTCGATATCTACGACATCATCACGATGCAGTTCAGACGTAACATACACAGTCTGGGGGTCAGTAGTACGTCTTACCAGGGCGTCGATGCGGCCATGAGGTATTTTCTGGGTCTTGGCCATGATGGCGTCAACCCATCCCATATCATTGGTGATGAGTTCGGGAGTGCGGCTGGGATGCGCTTCAACATACTCCGGGAACAGCGTGGCCACATTACCATTGCCGGTCTGTACAAAGCCGCTGATATCAGAGTGCTGGAGATTGTTTTCCTCCATATAAATCTTCATGGCGGCCTTGAAAGAACCGACTCCTTCGGATTTTGCCAGCTTCAAAATCTCTGCCTGGTCAGCATGGGACAGAACATTGGCCTGAACCTGCTGATCGTTGTCAAATACATTATGTTTCATGTTTTCACTACCTCCTTTTTCTTCGTCGTTGAGAACGCCATTCCGGGCCATGATTTCTCCAACCACAGCATGGAAAACATTTTTCTGTTTTTCATTGAAAGTATTGATGACATCCTCGATAGTTTCCTCATCTCCGTCATCTTTCTTGTCAGGATTTTTATCCTCATCCTTATCATCAGGATCATCGGCGGCTCCGTCTTCATCCTCTTTCTTGGTGCCGGAATGACAGAGGCTGATGGGTTCTCCGGTGTAGATAATAGCCTCGCCATCCGCATCGTCACCGTGAGAAAGCGCTACCGTGTCAATGAACGCCCCGGGATTCGCGCCGGCTAACACAAGGCTGACTTCCTTGATGGCTCCGTGAAGTACATTGGATGCACGCTCCCGTATTTGATTTGCAAAGATTGACAACGCCGAAATATCTCCGTGCTGTACCAAAATCTTTGAGATCTGCCCTTGCTCGGTATCGTTGAAAGTACAGTAAGCATAGACGCCATCTTTACGGTTCTCCAACAAGGCATGTCCGAGAACATTGTCCGGTCCATTGTGCTGGTGGTTCCATACGAGCGGAACCGTCTGCCCGTCGTTATCCTTAAATGCGTCTTTCAGGATGGTACGTCCGTCAGAGCATTTCAGGTTATTCCGGGTAGCCCAGCCACCAAAGTCGAATTTCTTCGTCTTCATTTTGAATTTTCCTCCTTCTATGTCTGGTTGTTTTCTTCTGCTGCTTCTTCAGGTGTGACATTCTCGGGGCTTCCCCTATCCGCAGCCGATTCGCTCAGGTTCTTATTTCGCAATTCATCGGCTTTCGGGTCATCCGACGGCTTCATGCCGATAACCTGCCGGATTTCATTTGATGTCATAATCTCGTTTCTCGTGAACTTGTCTGCGATCTCAGAAATTTCAGATACAGGAACAAGCTTGAACGGATCTCTGAAGAATTCGATTGACTGCCGCTGAGACCGAGCGGTCTTGGTGAGAAACTTCCGTTTCATTTCATCAGCGATTGCTGACAGGATAGGTTCAATCGTCCGGTTATAGTAGTTGAGCATCGTCTTCTCGTCCGCAGTACCATCCAAAATCCCCTGAGTGATTCCCAACTGGCTGTACAGCATACTCGTCAGGTATTCAATCTGGGACATCAGATTGTTCTCGACGGGTCGATTCAGCTGCGTGATATGCTCCGTACCATCGGTATAAGCAATCCCATACTTCGATCCCCGTAACTGATCCTCTATGTCCTTACGCCGGCTCTCGGCCTGCCGACGCCTCGCTTCGGTCTTGATAATATAAGGAAGCTGGATAATCAAATCCAATTTCCCTGAACTGTTCTGTTCGTCAATCACATCCAACAGATTCAGTTTTCTGATCAGGCGCTGCATCGTGGAATTTGGTTCGTTGATGACCGCATAAAGCGGATTCTCAATAATTGCCACCGACTGCTTTGCCATAAGGATATCTTCTTTCCGCCCCGTCCGTTCGTTATAGACCCGGACGCGGACATGCTGCGGATACCATTCCAAAATCTGTCCCGTCCGCATAGCATCGATGTCAAAAGAGCCAGGAATCCCATCACCCGGATCATCATCCGTGTCTGTCGGGACAATGGCCACGCACCCCTCGTCCATCATGGACATGACAACGTCCTGCAAAAATGCCCGCCCAGTCTGATCCGCATTGGCTTCAACTGTAAGACAGTTATTCAGCCCAGAATCGAGTGTCGCAAGGAAGCGGTTATTCTCGTCCAAACGTACATGGAACATGTCCACCGCCGCCACATCCATCGCAATCCGGTTATAAACCGATGTCACAATAGATCGTTCATTGCCCCTTGAAAACCGCATCCTGTCCGGACGAAAAGAATATCCGATGCCAATGTCCCGGTAACTCCTTGTAGGGTCTTTATTAAAGAAAGCATTCCAGGCATGTTTCAGCCTGGCTCCCATCGAAATCTCCATTTTGAATTTTCCTCCAATAAAAAAAGAACCGCTTTCGCAATTCCTAATCAAATGCCTCTCTGTTCAGCTTATAAGCTACAAACGCATCCATCATTGCGGCAACAGCATCAATTTTGGCATCGTACCGTTTTTTAAGCAGCTTTCTGTTTCCATTCGTGTCTTCCATAACAATGCAGTTCCCCATTGCAAATGTCATAAGTTCTTCATCAAACAGAAGCATTCTTTCTTCAGAAAGCTTTTTCAGCTCCCCTAACGGTACCGATTCCGTTTTAGCTCCCTGGATTACCTTTTCTATACCAAAAGGACCATTCTCGGATTCCCATCTCGCAACGAAATCTTTCGCATTGTATGGGTCATAGCCGAAGCAACGTACATCATAGTCGCACTGAGCGATATGGTTATCCAAATCCTCATAGACTTCCATCATGTCCAGTACAGTGCCAGGCATAACAATCAGACTGCCCTCCGCTATGAATTGGTCGTACTTCATACGTATTGCAGCCGGAAGTTTCTTCAAAGTCAGTTCTGTGATGTAATTGCGGGTCTTAACTCCGAAAGAGCCATTTGATAAAGGGAAAAGAAAAGTGAAAGAACAGAAATCATCCCCCTGGGATAAATCCCCTCCAAGGGAACACGGCAGTTGCCAATAATCCCGCTTTTTATGCGGTAGCGTTTCCTCATAAGTAAAGTAATACGTGTATCCTTCCATCGGTATGCCGAACCGCTTTGCCAGAATATCGTTCCTGGCTGCTGGTGCTTTTTCGGCTCTTTCCACATCCAGCTGATAGGTCTCATAGCTTACTGTTTTTCCGATGTTTGGATTAGCCTTTATCCACATTGCCGGATTAGCCACTTCGTCTATGGAATCCAGCCTGTAATACCAGATGGACACATGGGGATTGATGTAATCCCCCTTCAGGATGTCCAGCAGCTCCATCTTAATCGTGTCGCCGCTTCCGTTTCGCACCGTACCTTCCGAACTGATTGCAACAATCAAATAATCATCCAGTTTCGATGCACCCTGCTCGATTGCACCAACCACGTCTTCGCGTATATCCCCGGAAAGCCATTCATCCACCGTCGATATCTTTGGCCTTAACCCCTGAAGCTTGTTAATACTCATAGGGCGGACTTCCAAAAGAGAACCTGTCAGGAAATTCTCAATTCCTTTTTTCGTGGATGCCAGCTTTATCCGGTTCGCTTTAGAACCAGTCGTATTTTGAAGAGAGCCGTCTGTCAGGAACCGGAAGAACGGCCCCCTGGATCTGGTAATGGCAGTCCGAATAGGCGACATAACTTCATCCGCCTGCTTCATCGTGGGGGCGGTTGTAATCTGGTGGGTTGTTGATGTATCCACATTCAGGAAATAATTCTGGATGCAGGAGCCATACATTGATTTGGCTGCCCCTCTGGCTACAATTAGATACTGCTTGTTAATGAGCCGCCGCTTCACGTTCTTCCGTACATAGCGTCCCCCATGACCATCTGGATTTGGAACGTACACACTCCGCTCAACAAAGTAATACCAGCCAAATATCTGCTCCGCCCAAAGTTTGAAAGTATCGAGCAATCTCAAATCAGCTCCATCTGTCAGAGTCAGTTCTTCTTCACAGTAGGCAATAAAGCCGTCAATAGCTTTATCGTCGTACCAGATACCCGGATTCGCAATCAGATCATCAATCCGATTCATCTCCAGCGATATCATCTCACAGACGGGTATTTCGCCTTTCATTACGGCATCTCGAAACTGGCCGTAATACTTCGGTGTGGCCGTGTTCGACAATGCCATGTTCTATTCTCCTCTCTCCTTTATAGTCCCAGTGCTTTTCTGCCGACCAGAACCATCTGCGAAAATCTTTGCTCGCTTGTTTTCGTGCGGTAAACATCTTTCGGAACGACAGACTCCATGTCAAATACGATTACCGGAGATTTTGCTTTGAATCCTCCGTATATTGCATCATTCGTATCGAGAACTGCCCCATACCCAGCCTGTTTACAGGCATTAAAGAACTTGGTTCTCTGCGTATAGGCATCCTTACCCTTACGTGTATCTCCCTGGCCGTCGTAAGGGATAACATAATTAAACATCCTGTACACTTTCTGCAGTACATCAGCGGTCGGAACATAATCATCGTTCCGCATCCGTTTCAAGACATCTCTGGCTTCCCGGTATCCCTTGAACTTGTACTTATCACTTACGAAATAACTTTGCATCCGTGCATCATCCGTAACGAAATTGTAGAAATCCCGATCTTTCTTATACAAACTCCTGAAAACTTCCGCTCCTGAATCTTCGCTTGCGACTTTTATGTTCTGCTTAAGGGAATTGTCTATCCGATACTTCAGAAATGTCCCTGTTCCGAGGCTGTTTCCGTTTTCGTCGTATATTGTCTGTGGTACCTTTCGGTTAAACAGGGCATTGTACTGATGCTTGTCCAGCACATTATGGGTAGCGTAAAACATATCAGTGTTTTTTGTCCGGTCACGGTCATACGATAATGTGCTAAGCGTCGTTTTGTCCGCTCTCAGAACCTCATCGAAATGCTTCTTGTTGTAAATACTGTTTGGCTGTTTCCTCTTCTTATAAATAGCTTTCCTTTCCGCCTGCGAATAATACCCGCCGCCAAGCGGGTAAGGAGGGCCATTCCGTTTTCCCCATCTCTGCCCAAGGATACCGTGGTGCCGTAAGTCACTCTTACTATCCATTTTGAATTTCTCCTTCCCACGGCATCATCTAGCTCTTAAGCTGATGAATCATCATCATGATACTTGCCGCTGAAGCACCGATTGCGAGAACATCACCGGTCGTGGACAGAAAACTGGACACATAATCTCTACCGGACTTGATATGCTCGGTTGATAAAGACTTATAGTTTCGTTCCAGATTGAGACGGTTAATTGCGGCCTGAAGCTCTTTATCCGTCATTTTCGACAAGTCCATCTTATCCATCGCCTTTGCCTGTTTGCGGTTAGCTCCACGGCTGCTTATGCTTGAAGCAGCCTTTGCCGCATTGCTTGCGGACTGCAGTCCAGCCCCGGCATTCTTATAATCATTTGCAACCGTTTGATGGACGGCTCCTCTTGCACGGCCGCTATTATCACCACTTACACGACCATTCTCATCAGAAGATATTCCACTCCCCTGAAGCCGTCTTCTTCCGGCAGACGTCAAAGTACCATCGCTGTTCTGATAACGCCGTACTCCCCAACGCTGACCCAAAACTCCATGATGCTGTAAAAAATTGTTCATTTTGAATTTTCCTCCTCTCCTTTGGATTCTCTAGGATCAGCCGCAATACTGAGCCGCCACTCAAATTCTTGAATCTGACGGTTCATGACCTCGATGACCGCCGACCCCAGTGGCGGGTCGAAGAGCAGCTTCACTTTCAGATGCATATAGGATTTAACCAATTCCAGTCGTGAGTCATCTGGAATAAAATCCGTCCATATCTCATCTTCCCCTTTAATTGAAAAGCCCCGTGATGGCCCAACACCAATCTGGTTCAGAATCATAAATACGGAGTTTATATGCATAATCAAATCAGCATCGAATTGTTCATACTCTTCGATAATTCCGAGCATTTTCTTGATTGATGTAAGTATGCTTTCCATAAAGTTTTCCTCACTTTTAGGCATAAAAAAAGACCGATTCAACGGCCTTTTTTGTTTCGCTCCTTGAGCATTTGCTCTATCTTCTCTATTATAACTTCTCGCTTCCAACTATAAGTTCCAATATCCATTTCAAACTCTAACTTTTCAAGCTCAGTAGCTTTGTTGCTTTTTATCTTCTGGTATAAATCAATCGTACTTTCAGATATCATAGAAATACTCCCTTTCCGCATATGAATCATTAAAGCCTATCACAAATTCTATGTTCATTATTGTATCAAACAAATCATATTAAGTCAATAAGCTTCACCTCAGCAATCCGTTTCATACTCTCAGTGACTAAATCCTCCCCCCTCTTAACGACCGAGGATGACGGATTCAAAAGAATAATTGGCGAATCTGCAAACGAGCCTTTGTCGTGATAATCTTCTATGGCAGAGTATCCCAAATCTACAAACCTGCTAATTAAAGTCTTAGAATCATTGCCTTGTCGGGCTATGGCCTCAATCGCACCATTAAACGGATCATCTCTTAATATAGTGCGTACTTTGGAAGCAGCGAGATTTTTAAAATCCTGACTGAGTTCATCTTCCCCTATCCTGCGCTTTAATATATCTGTATACATATCCAACAAACTTTGTTCCAAGTCTTTTCTATAAGATTTATCAGTTTTCCAAAGTTCTTCAAATACTTTTCTTGCTTTGTCTTCTGACGGCATTCTAATATCTTTTATTGCTTCCAAAGCAACATCATATCTTTTGCCAGTATTATTAAAATCCCCGAGTTTGGTCATATAAGTAAGAACATCTTTTTCTTTATATGATGCAAATGTTGGTGTATTCACTTTTGAAAAGTCAATATCACTATAAGCACTCATTCTGTGTATGACACTCCCCTTATTCAAGACAATATCTGTATCATCAAGTGCTGTCCGCATTGCTTTTTTAGCGATATCTAAATCTGCCTTTCCTTCAATACCCAAGCGTTCTTTTATCAACCCTATAGCATCATGTTTATAAGCAAAATAAACTCCAACCCCTATGCCAGCGGTGACAGCAACACCTATCGCAACTTTTTTCATTGTTTGCTGTCTCTCGATATCTTTCTGTAACTGCTCATCCGTTGACTCACGATAATATTTCTGTTTACCAGCATTCTTTGCATATCGATCCATCATTTCATGTCGATACTCAGAAAGTTCTTCTCTAGTGATGGTTGCTTTCTTAGATTTTTCGCTTGCATCATTTCGAGAAGACGACGGCTTATTTTGATTTGCCGCTGATTTTAAAGATTTTTTCCAACCCGCTTTCTTTTCTGAAGAGGAATGATCGGATGTGCCGAGCGGATACGGCGGTCCATTCCGTACACCCCATTTTTGTCCATTTATTCCATGATGATAAATTGAACTCATAAGATTGCTCCTTTCCGCAACGTCTTGACACATAACTATTATTCATATACAATATCTGCTAACGAAAGGAGAATGATTCTTAAAAGACTGGAGGTGATGTTAAAGTGGACAAACAGCCTTATGTTTCTTATTCTAAATCTTACAAACCAAAAGACATATCTGAAGTGTTTCCAGAATATTTGGCTTACTGGCTTAAAAACAAGGACAAGCCGCAAAAGCGCATCAATTACCGACAATTTTACAAAACGCACAAATAACATCCAAAAGAAGCCGTTGTGGTGGGCGGCTTCTTTCTTTTAACATTCCAGCCTTTTAAGAATCGTTCTCCTTTCAACGCCGCCACGGACACGTATCGTTTCTTGTTCGCTCCGGCGGAAGCCTGACCAGTAGTTCCTCATCACCGTAATGGATAGCATTATGGGTATTAAGCGTCGTTGTAATCAGGTACTCAGGATTAAGCAGGAAATCACTACAGGTTTCAATATCCTTAGGAAGAATCGGATTCATATGATGGATAAATATTTTTCCACAGATGTCATATCCGTCAATACCCAAGTCACATCCCCCATCCCGCAGAATCACAAAATCCCGAACAGACTTCCATTCCTGGGATCTATAAAACTCCTGATTGATAAACCTGTCAAAGCCAAATGTTTCCTTGCCTACGGAACCATTAAGCTGTAGGTATCGAAACCTCTCCTCGAATGTTCTCAGCAGAGAAAGTTCGGAATATGTTCTAATACTCATCTTCATCATCCTCCTGCCCACTATATCTACGGAAAGAGGCCATCGCCTGGTCGTACATCTCCTTTATGTCCTTTGCCGAAGCGACCGCTTCCGTTTTAGCCTTTACAAGCTCGTTCTCCAAAGCAATCTTTTCCTGCTCATACTTCTCTCTGGACGAGCCAAGCTTTAAAAAATGAACTATTTCCTGAGAAGATGCCGTTCCATTCCTTAACCGTTCTTCCGCGACATCCATCGCCAAAGAAATCATCTGGTTTTCTCTTGCTTCTGGTGTCAACGCAGGACGCATTCTGCGGGTAGCCCCAGATGAACTAACGACTTTGGTTTTTCCCACAGTTATCGCCTCCTCTCGTTCAAATATCATTTAGTTTTAACATAGTCCTGTTGGGAATCCATATACTAATAGACCAGTTTCATGACACTAAAAAGAACTCACAAAGCTGTTTCACGCCTGAATCTGAAAGGAGAAAACAACAGAAAGGGATCCTGCTATGAAATATCAGTTCTGTAAGTCCTTTTTCGCACCATGAAAATATAGAAAGATTTCACAGAATATTCCCCCGGAGAATTTTCAAAG